CCAATTTAACGCACCAAATGATCGCCCGCGAAGCAGCCAAGATTCTGGCTGAAGAAGCGCCCTTTATCATGAACATCAACCGCGGCCGCCAAGACGAATTTGGCGAAGCCGTAAATGGCTACCAGAAGGGCCAGACCGTCAAAATCAAGATTCCGCCCACTGGCGTTGTTTTCGATGGCGCTCAGTTCGCTGGCGGTGGCGCTGCAACTGATAGCGTTGAGCAGTCGGTTGACCTGACGCTCGACACGCAGAAGCACGTTGCACTGCAGTTCGGTGCCAAAGAGAAGCTGCTGGAAATCACCGATTTCCGTGAGCGCATCCTGCGCCCGCAGATGCAGACGCTGAGCTCGGTCGTTGAAGCCGATCTGATGGCCAAAGCCTATGCCGGTGTGCCTAACTTGGTCGGCAGTGTCGGCTCTGTTCCTTCGACCATGAAGACCTACGCTCAGGCTCGAGCCAAGTTGCAGCAGTACCTGACGCCACCCGGTGAGCGTTCGACCGTGTTCTCGTCCGATGCCAACACAGAGCTAGTTGATGCTTCCCGTCAGCTGTTCCATGTGAAGTCGGAAATCGAACGTGGCTTCCTGCGCGGCACCATCGGTGAAGCTCAGGGCTCGATGTTCTATGAGCACCAGTCGGTTCCGCTGCACACCAACGGCAGCCAGGCTACTGGCTTTGCTATCGATGGCGCAGGTCAGACGGGCACTACGCTGAACCTCAAAGGCCTGACCGACACGGCAACCTTGACCAAGGGCACAGTGTTCACCATCGCCAATGTGTTCGCCGTGCATCCGCTGACTGGCGTTTCGACTGGCAAGCTGCAGCAGTTCGTCATTCAGGCGAATGTGACCATTTCTGGCACCACTGAGCCTGTGTCGATCTTCCCAGCAATCAAAGCAGTTGGTCCTAACAAGACCGTGAACGCTTTGCCAGCCGACAGCGCAGTCTGCACGATCGTTGGTGCGGCAAGCACTGGCTACAAGCAGAACCTGATGTTCCACAAGGACGCCTTCACGGCTGCCTTTGCACCGCTGCCGGTGCTGGCGAGCTGCGAGGGTTACACCGCGCGTCTGCCGAACGGCGTCAGCGTGCGTGTGATGACCTTCGGCGACGGCAACAACGATTACGAGCGTACTCGTATCGACGTGCTGTACGGCTTCACTGTGGTGCGTGGCCTGCACGCTGCTCGTATCACCGAGTAAGCGGTTTCAAGCCGGCCCCTTCGGGGGTCGGTCTTTTTCGGAGGCAGAAATGCACATCCAAGAATTCCCCCGCATGCTTTTCCGTGGCGATGATCAGGTCATCGTTAATGACGCGGATGAGCAAGCAAAAATGATTGGCACCGGTTTCATGAGATATGAGGCATGGCGATCTGGCGAAGTCCCCAAGACTCGCGCCAAGCCTGCTACCAAGCCAAAACCGAAGGCAGACTGACCCATGGCCGTGACCGCCCAAGACATCATCACCCGCGCGCTGCGCAAGATCGGCGCCATTGATGCCATTGAAGCGCCTACCGCTGAGGAAATGTCGGACGCGCTGGGTTCGCTCAATGACATCTTGGGTGCATGGTCGATCACTCGCGGCCTGATTACGGCGCAAACCAAGCTGCAACTGCCGCTGTCTGGCTTGGCGACGTACACGCTAGGCGAGGGCGGCTCTCTCGATGTGGCGCGCCCTGTTCGCATTGAGTCGGCGTTTGTGCGTGAGGGAGGCATTGATTACCAGGTTGGCATCGAGCCGATCGAGTATTTCGATGTTGAGCCGCACAAGTCCGAGCAGGGCGCGCCGTGCTCTGCGTATGTGCGCTATGGCAGCCCATTGGTGGAGCTTTCGCTGTTTCCGGTACCGAGCAGCGGCGTGCTTCACATGAACGCATGGATGCCCGTTGATGAAATCACGGATGTTTACGCTGAATTAGAGATGCCGCGCTACTTCGCGAGCTACCTGCGCATGTGCCTGCAGATTGATCTCGCGCCTGACTATGGCCGAGCTATTGATCCGATGTGGGAGATGCAGCGCCAAGACCTTCGCACCCAGATCACGGCCGTGCATGGTCGCCGCAGTCGCGTGTCGTTTGATATGGCCATCCAGCAGCGCGGCGCTCACGCCGACTTCCACCGAGGCGACTGATGGCTGAGTTCGACATCATTGCTGCCGCTACCAGTGCGCGCAGCAGGGCAGCGTCTGCGCAGCGCCTGCTGAATCTGTACATGGAGAAGCAGGATCAAGGCGTTGTGCTGTATGGCACGCCCGGTCTGCGACTTTGGGCGACGGTCGGCACCGGCCCGATTCGCGGCATGAAGAAGGCCAACAACGGTTTTGCTTATGTCGTCAGTGGCACTCAAGCCTTCAAGGTTGGGCCAGATGGCACGGCCACGTTGCTGGGCACGGTCGCTGGCACAGGGCCGGTGGCTTTGGCTGAGAACGGTGTGCAGATGTTCGTTGCCGCCGGCAAGCCGAGCTACATCATCACGCTGGCCACCGGTGCGATTGCAGAGATCACCGACGAGGATTTCCCCGGCGCGGCAATGGTGGGCTTTCTGGATGGGTTCTTCCTATTCAACGAGCCCGGCACCGGTCGCTTTTGGGCCACCAGCGCCTATGACGGCAGCATGATTGATCCGCTCGACTTCGCCACGGCTGAAGGCGCGCCCGACCCGCTGATGTCGCTATTGATCGATCACCGCGAAATCTGGCTCTTCGGCACCGACACAACTGAGGTTTGGTACAACGGCGGAAACCCTGATTTCCCGTTCGAGCGCGTGAATGGCGCGTTCATCGAGCACGGCTGCGCGGCCACATTTAGTGTGGCCAAGGCTGACAACACGGTTTTCTGGCTGGGTCAGGATGAGAACGGCCGTGGTGTTGTCTGGCGTGCTGAAGGCTACACGCCGCAGCGTGTCAGCACTCATGAGATCGAGAACAAGCTGAGCCGCTACGCTGTGGTGAGCGATGCCGTGGCGTGGGTATATCAGCAAGACGGCCACCTGTTCTATGTCCTGAACTTCCCGACTGAAAACGCGACATGGGCTTACGACATTGCGACTGGCACTTGGGCAGAGCGTGGCTATCGCAACCCCGAAGATGGCTTGATCGAGCGTCACCGCGGGCAGAACCACATGGCCTTTGCCAGCATGAATCTGGTGGGCGACCACACTAGCGGCAAGATTTACGAGCTCGACCCCGACTGCTACGAAGACGATGGCCAGCCCATTGTGCGCGAGGTCGTTGCGCCGCAGTCCCGCACCGGCAAGCGCGCCTTTTATGCCGAGGCTGAGATTCGCATGGAGTCCGGCGTTGGCCTCACGGAAGGTCAGGGCAGCGAGCCTCAAATCATGCTTCAGATGTCTGACGATGCCGGCCGTACTTGGGGCAGTGAGCACTGGCGACCCATGGGCAAAATTGGTGAGTACCTGACACGCGCGGTCTGGCGTCGGCTGGGCTCGGCCTTCAATCGCACGTTCCGAATTCGCATTACTGATCCGGTGCCGGTGTGCTTGGTCAATGCACGAGTCGAGTTCACGGAATGACGGGGATCAAGATTCGCGTCAATGAGGCTGATCTGTTGCGCGCAGGCTGGCCAAGAGATGCCGTTAATGCGCTGCGCGGCATCATCGCCGTGATTGGCACCAGCGTCAGCATCGGCAGTGTGAGCGATCTAGAAACGCTCATCCTGACCACGACTTCGGGCGGCTCAAGAGATGCCAACACGGCCAATCAGATGCAGGCCTTGGCCGATGAGCTGGGGCAGGTCAAGCGCAACGCAACCACCTTTCAGCAGGCAGTCAGCCAGCGCCTTGATGCACTGGAAGGTCAGCTACGCCGAGCACAAGAGATTCCCTCGCGCGTGGACGCCATCGAGCGCGCCATCCGCACCAACAACCTTCAGCAGCAGATCAATGAGCTGCGCGATTTCACCTTCGGAGCACGATAAATGGCACTGACCTACGCCAAGCTATTTGAGCCGGCACAGCTCACCACCTCGCTGGTGACGTTCTACACCGTGGCTGCCATGCCTTCGACCAACTTGCTGCGCAATGGCCGCGTGCGACTCAGCAACACCACTGCCGGCGCTGTGGCTGCTGATGTACATGCAGTTCCATCTGGCGGCTCGGCATCTGACGCCAATGCCTTAGCAAAGGGCGTTGCGGTCCCTGCCAACAGCTCGATCGACATTGATCTGCCGATCATGAAAGTAGGAGATTTCCTACAAGCCAAGGCCGGTGCCGCGACCTCGATCAGCATTCACGCCATTGATGGGGTGGTTTTCTCTTGAAGAACTTTCTCAAGGTCGCAGACGGCATTGATGTGCTCCCGTTGCTCATGGCGCTCAAGAGTCATCCCGAGCTTTGGGATCAGAACACCTTACGCACAACGCATCCGGGCACGCCTCACACGGAAGTCAGCGACATCTGGTTGCGCTTTAACGACCTGACTCAAGGTGTTGGCGCTGTGCCCGACGAACATGAGTCGGTGAATTACCCAGCGTTTAAGGCCTTGCCACAAGCGCGCCCATTGATCTTTGGGCTGATGGCGCGCATTGAAGGAGAGCGCCTTGGCCGGTGCCTCATTACCAAATTGCCGCCCGGCGGCCGTATCGAGCCTCATGAAGATGGCGGCAGTCATGCCGCCTATTTCGAGCGCTTTCACATCGTGCTGCAAAGCCTGCCCGGCAATGCCTTCCGTTGTGGTGACGAAACCATTGGCATGCGTGCTGGTGAAGTCTGGTGGTTCGATAACGCCGTAGAGCATGAGGTCATCAATAACAGTGCCGATGACCGAATTCATCTCATTGTAGACATCAGGACTAGCCGATGATTACCACGCATATTGAATCATTAGCAGAGAATCTTCCGGAGCTTCAGCCGTTGCTTCCGCTTCACTACGCAGAGCTGGCGCTTAATCAAGACAAGGTGCCTCTCGACCCTCAGTTTGATGTGTACGTGCAGCGCGAAGAGCAGGGCGGCGTGATGTTCATCGCCTTGCGCGAAGCTGGTCAGTTGATTGGCTACTTCATCGGCTTCATCGCGCCGGGCCTGCACTATAAAACCTGCCTGACGCTGACCATGGACATCTTCTATGTGCACCCAGATCGCCGTGGTGGAGGTGCTGGCGCTCAGCTCTTCAAGGCCGTTGAGGCTGAAGCCAAGCGCCGAGGCGTGCAGCGCATGTTCGTCGGCTCAAAGCTACACAAGGATGCTTCGTGGCTGTTTCAACGCCTTGGCTATGAGCTTTGTGAAACCTATTACACCGCTTGGATCGGAGACTGATCATGGTTGCAGCAGCAGTTGTAGGAAGCGCAGTCGTTGGCGGAGCAGTGCAGAGCCGCGCAGCATCAAAAGCGGCTAAAGCACAAACCAAAGCGGCTAACCAAGCCAACGATACTGAGCGTTACATCTACGAACAGACGCGCGAAGACCAATTGCCTTGGCAAGATGCCGGACGTGCGGGGCTTAACTCGCTTATGGGCTTGTATGGCTTTGAGCAGAAGCCGGTACCGGGCACGGGCAAAGCAGCAGTGCCCGGAACGCCAGCGGGTTCAGGCTTATTAGGTGCATTTTTACAGCCAGCCAAGCCCGGTGAAGCAGCTATTCCGCCCGATATGGAATGGCAGCGTGCAGCTAATCCTAGTGGCGTCGCCAATTCCTTCATGACCATGGATCCCGGCTATCAGTTCCGACTGAAAGAAGGGCAGCGCAATTTGGAAAACAGCGCAGCAGCACGCGGCGGCCTGATGTCGGGTAACTTCCTCAAAGCGACCACCAAGTACGGCCAGGACTACGGGGCCAACGAATTCAACAACATCGCCAATCGCTACTCAGCACTCGCTGGAGTTGGGCAGTCTGCCAACTCTCAGCTGCAACAGGCCGGGCAGAACTATGCCAACGCCTATGGACAGAATGTCACCAATGCGGGAGCTGCAAGAGCTTCGGGCTATGCCGGAAAAGCAAATGCGATTACCGGCGCTCTGAACACCGGGCTTAACGCTTATGGCGCTTACAAGAATGGCTTTTTTGGCTGAGGTAAATCATGGCATATGACATCGCATCTGCTTTGCAGCAGTTCAACCCGATGAACGCATACGCCCAAGGCGCTGAGCTTGGGCGCAAGGCCACTGAACAGCGAGAGGCGAAGGCGCTCGCCGAGCGGCGCAAGGGATACGGCAAGAACTACATGATGCAGCTTGCCGAGCAGGCTCAACCTGAGTACGGCGAAGGCAAGGTATTTAATAAAAACGCCTTCATGAATGGCGGCATGGTGGGTCTGGATAACGAGCAAGGCATGGATATGACCAAGCCACAAGTCCCGTTTGCCCAGCAACGCGCCGCCGGCAT